AACCGGAGAGAACGATGAAAACAACCAAAACAGTTTTTCACAACGACAAAAACGAAATCAAACTAATGGGTCAAAAGTTTATCGGAACTATTGTCAAAGTCCGAAAGGAAACTGCCTACGTTAAAGGATCTTGGGAAGACGGGACAAAAGAAACTCGTCCACTACCTTTGAACAACTTAAAGGAAATGTGATGAAAGTCCACACATCAAAACGACAAGTGCACGGGCGTTCTCGCCCCTGATCGACTTTACACGGTTGAAGTAGCCGTCCAGGAGGTGTGAACTATGAACCGCAACCCCGCCACCATGACCGGAGCCGTCGACCAGCAAGCCTTTAAAAGCGTCATCCGGGACAACTTGTCGCCCGAAGGCGTTGCAACCGTCATCGCCTACCTGCAAGCCGCCGCGTTCCAGTCGACCGAGAACGCCAGCCCCGCGGCCGTCCGTGGCTTGCAACAAGCCGAATGGCTCGCCGACACCTTGACCGACATGCTTGGTGCTGACGAACACAACCGCCTGATGGAAGAACTGGGGCTGTAACCAAAAACAGGCGACGCCCGGCAATTCCGCCTGGCAAGGAGAGAGACCATGGCAATCAACAACCCTGAAATCGACGCACTAAAATCGCCCGGAGGCCTGTTCGACGTGGAGCCGTGCGAAATGGACCTCAACATTGGCAAACGGTGCACCTATAAGGAACCAACTTGCGTCATCGAAAAGGAAACATTTACCATCGTTGGAGTTCAAAAGAATTATCGCGGTGACAAGTGCTACCGTGTCGTAGCCGATAGCGATGAGCATGAGTTTGGGCAGTGTGCCCAAGCAGATAAGGTTCACGTCTTTTGATTACGCCCTCCGTGGCGGGGAGGGGTAACAC